AGAAGTTCCATCTGCCATCTTTAATGTGATTGCAGATGCTTTCTTGTAGATTCTCTTAAAGATAGTGATATCATCACCTGTCGTTACCAAATAAAGAGGTCTTCCATTTAAAGTCAACGATAGTTGGAATGTAGATGCTGTTGCATTAACTACATAATAATCAGTATCTATTGTGAAATTTGATCCTCCTGTAGTAGCTGTAGGATCTGTTGCATGATATGTGGGAGCAGTTCCACTTAATGTCATTCGTGCAACCATTCCATCCAGCATATCGTGGTTTGGTAACTGGAAGAAATTATCAGTTATATCTAAATGTGGATCTCCTATTTCAACAGATGTTGCTGTTGTATCAACTTTCAGAAGAGCCGAATCTTCAGTATTGATAGGTCCATAAGGACCATCTTCTGTATGGATATAATCAAATGCCCAATCTGTGTCTCCTGAACGAATCAGTTGACGAGGCTGATAAGAAGGATGTGCAATGAACAGGATATCTGCACTTTGAGTGAAACTGAGATCTGACAGATCAGAAGAACTATAAGGAGAGGCTACAGCATAAGGATTTACACCTGATAATAATTGTGCGTTGCTTTTATAAAATCTTACATATGCATGAGCAATACTGAAATTTTCTCCTGAAGTGAATATATCAACATCACTACCTGATGCATCCTTCAAAGATAACTGGGAATTACTATCAACAGCTTTGACATATGCAGTTGTTGAGTCTGTTGTGTTGGTTACAGTTGCTCCCACCAAACTATGTTGTCGTACAGTAAAACCTCCTGTTGCATAAACAAGTTTGTTCGTTGTGGCCCCAGATGTGGCTCCTGTAAATATTTCTTCTCCAAACTCCAGTACATAGGCTTGATCTTGTCCAAAATTAAATTGGATAAGTCTTACAGAACAATTCCCTGATGTTTCTGCAACGTAACGTGTTCCAGGTCTACGGGTGATGGAGCCTTGAGGCATCACCACCATATTTTTTAAATCCTGGACAGAAGATTTATATGATTCAGTATCAACAAAGCCTTTCAGCTTTGATGATATCTGACCGTCAGCAAACGAGGTCTGGTAGGTGACTAATCGAGCCATTAGTACGCATCTTCTTGAACCACTGAGGCACTAAACGGTCTCCAAGAATCGATATTGGTATATCTAGACTGCAACCATAAATCCGATTCTATTTTCTGAGGTGTTCCCTCTGCGGCATCTGCACTTCTCGACTCTGAAAGGACTTCACGGTATTTATGCATTAAGGAATTCTTAAGCTCAGTCTTGCCTGTGAGATCCTGTGCAATTTCTGTTGCCAATCTCAATGCAATTGCTTGTACCAATAATGAATCATATTTGGCAGTATCCGTAACTCTTTCAATATAGAGGATATAAAGAGTAGGACTATTAGTAACAATATTCTCTCCTTCTATTTTGAAAGAATAAGAATTATCACCACTCGTATTTTCTGCCACCGTAATAAGCCTTAACATCTCAGCAGGCTTTGGGAATGCATAATCATAACCCCATGTTGGGGCTGTAGATGAAGAAGTAAGTTGCTCCCTCTTCAACACACAATTCCATATGTGACTCCGAAGGACTAAATCTCTGACATCATCAAAACGATTATCACATGCTCTCGCACGTTGATTTTCGTCACTTCTTGCAGTAATGGATCGCTCTCCCAAGTTTGAGAGAGCAATATTACAAATATCGACTTCAGAAGCCATCAGGATTTCTTCTTAGACTTAGAAGCCTTTTCAGGCTTTTTCCAAGAAGTCCATCCCTGTGCCAATAAATCATGCCATTCCCTTGTTTTAGGAATGACACTTTTTGATTCATTGCTTTCACTATAAAGAATTACTTCACTCATAGCATTTTTGTGATGAAGGGGGCATAAAGCCCCCTATTAACGATCAATCAACTGAGTAGAACACACACAAATTGATTGTTTTACTTGCCGCCAATGTTGCCACCGCAGTAGTAATGATAATGTCGGTTGCCGCAGTATACTCATACCCGAAACCGTCAATACCAGCTCCACTTACACCACCAAGCAAAGTCACTGCTCCATCCGTAGCAACTGCTTTTGGATGCATGTAATGCACTTTGTTATCATCACCGCAAATAGATGCAGTAATAAAGCGAGCCGCAGTTGTACTATCACCTACTGCTAAAGTCGCAGATGAATGGATGTCATCTGTAACCAGAATGACTTGCCATACTCTTGCACCTTTAGGCATTCGAGCCATAGCTATTGTAGATCCAGCACCTTCATTGCCGTCAGTTTCATACGTATCATACTGGACACGTAATCGACCTCCATGCTCGGCAACATCTGCCATTTCTTTAGGCGTGTTCTGATCGAACAGCGTAAAGTTTGCTCCATAATTTGTGGTAGCCGCCATAATTCAATCCGTATTAGAGGTTAAGAAGCCGCTGTAACTGCGCCTTGTTTACAATTAATTTGAATTACTCGTTCTTCCTCTAAACGGGTTGCACCCAGAGTCATCCTGTAATAGATGTACTGGCTGAACCGTTTGTCTGGTCGTTCTGTAATTCGAGCAACAATATCTTCCCAGATGCACAATCCAACACCTCTTCGATGAAACGCCACTATCTTGTCACAAGTAATGGAGTTATCAGTTTCAGTCCCGAGCCTTTCAGATCGGATAATGTTGAATCCCATGAACTGGTTCAGATCTCCAGCAACCAACGCACGTACTTGGTTATAGTCAGCTGAATTCACTTTCGTAGATGTCAGCAACCATCCCAACTGTTGTGCATTAACCACCAAAAACAGATTTGAATTGCCATTGATATCATAATCATCTGCATCTGCGGCTCCAAGGATCTTACGGGCATGAATCAACTTACCTACTGTTAGGGGTTGATCAACACCTGTATTCTCTCCATCAACTGCATACGAATTGGTTTCAGGAGAAATCACTTGGGATGCACTTCCAAATGCTCCAAGAGTCGCATAACTAGATCCACCTGATTTACCATAAGTGGATGCACCTGTAATAGCCGTAATAATCTCATCATCCATTGCTCTTCCCATTGCCATAGCGGCATTGACGGAATAAGCAGATGCAGGATCAATCAAAGTCCGCAAGCGGTCTGGATTGTCAATGAGATCGCCCCAATCGTAATCAACTGGTACGACTCTGCGCCTATCATGAGGCGTATCGATTTGAGGTGAGTCTCCATGCCGTGATGTCACTTTCTGTGCATCAGTAGCAGAGATACGGTCCATATAGACTTCTTCACCTATTTTACCAGCTTCAAGAGTCACGGCTCCTCGAAGCCTGGACCCCATCTGCTGTACAAGCAGTTGTACATTTGCACTATACTGCTTAACAAATGCTTTTGTTATTTGAGTAGACATATTAATCCGTAAAAAAATGTTATTAAAATCAACACTTTACGGATTATCTACTAAAGGTAGGTCCGCTACGTAACTGGTAGCTACAGGCCCCTGAAAAGGGTTATCTGATCAAGCGAGTGCGTTGTGAAGCCTTTGCATTTCCTGAACAGCTTGAGCATGACTTGGATGTGTCCCATCAAGATAGGCACTTCTAAAGTCTTTATCAGCCATTTTAGAATCAATGGTTTCCTGGGCATGTACTGGTGACATACCTCCAATTGCACTTCTTGTTCCAGGCAGGACATTATCTTCTGATAAGACCTGACCAATCCTGGCAAAAGTCTTCAAGATTTCAGGATGATTACTCAATCCTGTATCTCTCAAGACATCCATTGCTTCTTCAGATGCGAAGTTCGTAAACGCCCTTCTTGCAAGTTCTGCATTCTTGTTGAAATCATCTCCCCACTCTTTTTGAATGTCTTGGAGATAATCAACATTCATCTGCTCGAACTGCTCATCTTCTTGAGCAAGGTCATTCTCGGTGATCTGATTATAGATCCCAAGCATATTTTTGGCTTGGTCATTGGTGAGTCCTAATTCATGTGCTACTGATTTAAAATCAGAGACATCATTGGATTGTTCACCATCTCCTAAGTCAAAATCATAGCCATCTGGAGCTTCTGGTCTTCCCAGACGGTTATAAACCGCATCCCATCCGTCAGCATCTCCTTCTTTTGGAAGTTGAAGCATTCGGTCTGGATCTGCCCCGATCATCTTCCTTGCATGAACAAAGGACTTTGCCAACTTATCAACAGAGTCAAAACTCTGAAGGGAAGGTTCTGCCCTGAGATCATCTGGCAAAGAGCCAGGATCAAAGGCTAACGGGTTAGATGTTTGTACAGGAAGAGATCCATCTAAGAGAGATCCTCCTGAACTTGGTTCACTGGCCGATGCAGGTCCGTCAGTTAAGATCGAAGGACTGCTCTCGGTTGTCGGTGCTGATTCTTCCATAAATTTCTGCCTGATCTTCCAATAATTCGGAAGGGGATTTCTGTATATTATGCATGATTGCCAATACTACAGCCCGTCTTCCTTCGTTAAATGCTGTCTCCAATGCATCATTTGATTGAGTTGTGTTCATTACGAAATTATGTCTCATAATATCATGCAAAACTTCTTTTCCTGCTTCTGAAGTAAAAACCTCCTTATATAAGGCTTTTCTACGCTTTTCTTTATCAAACATTATACAGGTTCTCCTGCATTCAATAATGCGGCTTCTGCGGATGCTCTGTTATGCTCTGCCTTGGACAATGATTCTTCTGTTTGTGCCATTGCCATTTGTTGTTGCATCATCTGTTGTTCTGCCATCATTTGTTGTTCTTGTCTAATTTCCATCTGTAATTCTTCTTCTGTTTTCAGAACAGATGGAGGAACCCTCAGTATTTCTGCACCCAACTCTGCAAGTTTACCAGTATTGAATCTACGGATTACATTTGGATCAATTTGAGCAAATGGAACCATGAACTGCATCAATTGAGACACTGATTGAAGTTCTCCTGATCTCATTGCAATTGATACAGGATTTTGATATTCCAGTTTCACTTGTTGTTGCATAAGTGCTGGGGGAGGAGGTGGAAGAAGGCCCCCTCGACTGAGGACGGACATCGTTCTCTCAATCATGGGCCCCAGCATTTCAATCTCCTGTCTTGCTACAATAGGTCCAAGAATCGACAAACGATCTCTTTGACGAGCGGCAATTTCAGTTGCAGTGAAACGCATCACATCCCCATCCTCTGCCGTTGGTCCTGGTAATTCCAACATATCAAGGTAGAAGGATTGCTGTATGGATTGACGGACTTTTGCCATCTTCATCTCTGCATAATCAATCCTCTGTGGAGTAGGCATCGGAACGATTCTATCATCCTTGGTCATTCCTGCACGAAAGTAATTGATACCACCTGGAGTTGTTCTGATAGGAGAGATGAATCCATCATCAGGAACCATCAACGGAGGATCAACTGCCTTCTGAAGTGCTTTCAGAAATGTTTTCTCCATTTCATTAAGCATCTTAATGTCAGCAAGAGCCTCATTTCCTGGTCCACGCCCATATGTCTCCATAGAATTTCTGTCCCATCTGGAGCATATAAATGGCTGTTCATTGAATCCTTTGACACTCAGGATTTTATTCTCAGAACGAAGCCAGAATATTGAAACATAAGGCATCTGAATAGGAACAGGAAGATTCAGATGTTTTGAAGGTTTTATAACATTGATACACTCAAATCTCTTGAATGCATTATTCTTTTCCAATGCTCCTGTAACCGATTCTGGCAACAATTCTGGACCATAGGCATCCAACAGTTCTTTTGCAGTATGCTCATAGAGACGATACAGGGTATCTACACGGCCTAAATCATTGATTGCTAGGTAACAATCGTATAATGGAATTGATAAGTAATATGGACCCTCTCCTGGCCTGTCTATGATCATCATCACACCTGTACCAAAAGCACCAAGATCCTGCATGTACTCATGAAGGGAAGGATGAAAATTGGTAGATGGTCTATTGAAATTATCCTGAATATGAAGTTGTGCTTGTTCGAGCCACAACGATATATCCCGATCCTTTGCCGCTTGTCTATTCTGAGTTGTAATGATGAACCACGGGATTGTTGAAGGAACAAGCATATTATGAAGTCCAGATGCAAATCTGGTCAAAGATCGTACAGGCGTTGAATCGAAGATTCTGGACCGTCTATTTTCTCCTTTGGCACGGTGAGTATTGAAATCTGCCCGTGCAGGAATTGTCAGTTCTCCAATGTCCTGCCACATAGACTCCCAATTGTGACGGGAATTCTGCAAAGAACCGAATTCTGCTTTCAGATGCTCAATCAGCTTTTCTTCAAGCTGTTGTTGTTCAGGCGTATTGTTTTGCTCCACGGCCACTCGTTCTGATGGTGTCTTGTTTATTGAACTTACTCATTAAAGCCCTACGTCTCCTTGCTCTTTGTGCCGCAATCTGTGCTTCCTCATTAGGATCTCCTTCTGTCAGTTCCTCCATCACTTCGTCATCAACAGTGCTTTCATCTCCTGGATCATCAGGCATATCAGGATTATCTACAGAATCATCTGCACCAGATCCTGATTTCTTATCAAACTGCCCCATTCCAAGACGATCCTTATACCATTTACCACCACCCCAACTTTCATTGAACTCTGCCATTGCGGCATTAAAATCTCTACTAAATCCTCCTAAACCTGTCCTATCAGCCCATTCACCTCCGCCCCAACCTCCTAAATACCCGATATTTTCTGCTCCTTCCAGCTTCCCTATACGATCTCGCCAATTACCACCACCCCATGCCGTATTAAAATCCCAATCTTGGCCTTTTCTCAAATTGCATCCTGCCATATTAGTTCTCGGCTATATTTTTAGTGAATAAATGTAGATCATCTGGTTCTTTTTCATATCCAATACGACCCATTAAACTGTAGTAAGGACTGCTGATATTACAGGGCATAAGGTATTGCCCGATTCCTTTGTCTCTCAGCATTGCCTCCATTGTCGTTAAAACCGTCATTGATTCAATACTGGTTATTCCATCTTCTTTAGATGTAGACATCCACCAATTAACACATGGGACATGAGTTGAGAATGCACCTACAATTTCTCCTTTTCTCATTACTGCATGAGTAGGATTGCTAATCCCATCATCATCCAACTCTGCCGCTTCCAAAACTGCCTTATAAAACTCCTCTGAAGTGATTGGAATGATCCTTATATGATTTCTAGGCAATGTAAGATCCTGCTCCCACTTTTGCCCGTTTGAATTTCTTGGATTTGATTTCTTCACCAAATCCCAATCTTTCAAACTTCTTGATCCTTCCTGTCAAAGTCGCATAATCAGCACCCAGAGTCTCAAATGTCTCTTTTGCAGATGTGAATAATCCTGCTTTTTTCTTCCAATCTGCTAATGCTCCTGTTCCTGTCTGAGAATCTTCATCCCATGTTCCAACCTCACCTTTTTCTTTTTCAAAGATATCTCCTGCCGATTTCTTTTCAGAACGTGCTGTAATAACATCTCCTGTTTCGATATCTGTTTTATATTTTGCAAAATCACCACTTGTCTTATCCCATCGTTTGCTCACATCATG